GGCCGCCGGCGATTGCGGTAATTGCGATCACGACGGCTGCTGCCCACATGAGGAAGTCGTCGATCTGCGGCGTGTCCACTCTCGGTCTCCTGGGTAACTGGAAGGGGCGCCCCGTCGCAGCACGGGTTGGGTTTAGCGCATTCGGGGCAGATCCATTTGGTTGCCCGCTGGTCAAATTTGTTGCCGCAAAAGTGGCAGGTCATTACTCGTTGACGTTGAGGTAGCGGATGGCGGAGCGCAGGAGTTCGGGATCGTCGCGGAATTTTCCAAGAGCGGTGTTGCAAGTTCCGCACAACAGGCCTCGGACTCTGCCGGTCACGTGATCGTGGTCGACGGCAAGCGTGTCGCCGTAGTTCCGCGCCTCAGTCGTGCCGCATATGGCGCACTTGCCGTCCTGCTCACGCAGCATCTCCTCGTAGTCGTCAAGGGTGATGCCGTACTTGCGCCGCAGAAAGCCGTCCCGCTGGGCCGCCCAGCGCGAGCTCTTGGGCTGGTTCCGCTTTCGGGCCGCGTATGCCTCGGCGATGTGATGGTCTTTGCATCTCCGGGTCAATCCACTTGCGGCTCTCTTGTCGGCATAGAAGCGGGCAAGTGGGAGGTACTCGTCGCAGAGTGGGCAGTAGCGGCGTTCCATGAGGTCGGGTGGATAAGTCGACCGGAAGCGCCCGGTCTCAGACTCATGGGCAACGCTCAAGGCCGCCTCCTCTTTTGGTCGTAGCAGCTTCGGGCGTGTCCGATTTAGTCCGAAGTGCTCAGGCAACTTGAAGAAACTGTAGACCGGTCTACTGACCGCTCTGTAGATTGCTCTACATGGGGGAACAGCCGAAGCCGCGCAGCCTCCAAGAGCTGCGGGCGGCCATGAATCGGGCGGGGGCCGACATCTTGGGGGGCCGGATTAGCCGCCGCCAGCACACGGCCATTTATGCCCAGGTGGAGGCCGAGTTATTGGCTCAGGGGTTACGGCTGATTGATCTGATTGACTTGCCCAATGAGCCGCCTGGAGGCAGCGGGGAAGCGGTGGAACGCGGCCCGCGAGAAGGAACGGGCACTGGCGGTTGAGTTGTATGAGGCGATCCGTGAGGCGGTCGCGGGCGGTATGACTGAGGTCGAGGCCGCGCGGGTGGCGGGTGTGGACCGTATGACGGTGCGCCGCGCCTTGGGGAAACGCTGACCGCAACGCAGCGGTTACGAACAATTAGAGGAGGCGGCCCTGATTGGCGGCGGCCGCCATGCCTCCCGTACCGGGGAATAGGTCGAGGAGCTCGTCCCCGTCCTGGTAGCCCAGGAGGTCAAGCACCCAGCGATTGAAGGCAGCGGGCTTGGCCCCGACTAGGCCGAGCTGGCGGGTGGCGTTAGAGGTCAGAGTGTCGCGGGTAATGGGCTCGCCCGCCTCGTGCTTCTTACGGCCGCCGCGCCAGATCACCGGCTCCCAGGTGTAGCTCACTCGGATACCGGGCTTGTAGCCCGACCCAAATGGCTTGACCCATGACCCGATCCGCACGTCCTCGGGGCACGCGGGCAGTAGCCAGCGCAGGTCGCGGGTGTTGCAGCTCAGCGCCCATCCATCGGGAAACTCGGAGACCAGGCGCTCGACGAGGGCTAGATGTGTCGCTTGGTCGTCCCAGGCCGCTGCCTCGGGATGGTGCGAGTAGTAGCGGCGGCCGCAGCCGAAATAGGGCGGATCGGCGTAGGCGAAGCGCATGGGCTCAAGCATGGGACCTCACTCCGACAGCGCGGCGTGTCGCAGGGTTGTCGCCAATTGGCAAGTTCCGGACATCTGCTAATCGACTAGCCCAGACCGTGCTAATGGACTAGCGACGTCAACCCCTAGATTGCGGACACCCATGACAGGGTGTCCTCGTCCCAAACCCACGGGCCACCCTCGGCAGGCATAGGGGTAGGCGCATCCCATAGGGCCGTGTCGGGGTTCAACACCCACGAGGGGAACGGCTGCGGGGGAATAAAGGCGCCGCCTTGCTCCGTCCACTCGGGTGCATCGCTGAACGTGTAACCGATTCCGGCGTAGTTGTAGCGGAACGGGGTGCCTTCGTTGACGTGAGCGCCGCCGTGAGTGTTGTACGACGTGCGCTTGGCGCCGTAATACTGCTCCCAGTCAATGCCGTCTTCACCCTCGTCCTTGCCGACGATGACCTGAGTTACGACGTTGTCGGCGTCTAGGTATGCGTAATGAGCCACAGTCACTCCTAAGAGAAGGTCACAGTGTCGGAGACACCGGCAGCGGTGATCGTGTAAATGCGACGACCTCCCGACGTGGTCGAGGTCTGCGTCACGCCACCGGAGAAGGCCGCCGTGTTGGCCTCGGGGATGGACAAGATTATGACGCCGGAACCTCCGCTACCTCCCGATCCAAAGGGAGGCGTGGCGCCAGACTGACCGCCGCCGCCTCCGCCGCCGCCAGTGTTGACTGTTCCCGACGTGCCCGCCGTGTTACTAGTACTGCCAGCACCGCCACCGCCGCTTGCCGTTCCCGCTGTTGTGCCGTTGCAACCACCACCGCCGCCGCCGGCGCGGGCCACAGAGGCCCCGGTGATGGATGAAGAAACACCGGCGCCTCCGGCGCCAGCTGTCGCAAACTGGTTCGTGACATCCGTTCCTTGTGCGCTTGCGCCACCACCGCCGGCGCCGGAAGTGAAATCGCTAGTGGCTGTTCCATTACCTCCGCGAAAGCCTTGGTTAGCTGTTCCGCTGCCGCCTGTCGCGCTGCCGCTTGGGGGACTCACCGCACCGCCACCGCCACCGCTACCGCCAGCAACACCCACCTTGTTGACGGAGCCGCCACCGCCACCGCCGGTAGCGGTAACGCTGCTAAAGATGCTGTTGGAGCCTGCAGAGCCGTTATTGGCAGACGAGTTTGCGCCGCCGCCACCAGCACCCACCGTGACGGCGTAGGATGTCCCAGGCTGGGCCGTGAAGGTTGCCTCTGCTGAGGCACCGCCGCCGCTGTTTTCGCCCGCAACGTTGGCGCGGTACCCACCTGCGCCGCCGCCACCACCTTGTTGGTAGCCGCCTCCACCGCCGCCCGCAATTACCAAGTATCGGACATTCACTGTCAGGTCACTATCTGGCACACGACTAAGCGGCGACTGTCCCCAGTCCTTTACCTGCGTGCTGACAAACAGACGTGAGCGCCTGCTCATTAGGCGATCCTGTTGACGTAGCCGTGGATCGTGATGACGTTAGCCGTGGCCGCGAACGCGCGGATCGTGTTGGCAGCAGCGCCCGTGCCTGTGAGGGTGAGGCCCGGTGCCACCAGCACCAGACCCGACTGGGCGGGAATCGTCACCTTGATGTCGTCATCCGGCGAGGTCGTGTTGCCCCACTGGACCGTAAGCAGTCGGGCCGAGGTGTCGGAGTTGTATGCGTACAGCCACACCTCGTCAATCGTCGAGGACGACGTGCCCGTCGCGTGGATCGTCGTGCCGCTGGACGCGGTAGCCACGACCTTGATACCCCTGCCCTGAGTGGACCCACTAAGGAGGGTCTTAGTGAACTGAGCCATAGCGGTGTCTCCCTAGTTGAATACCTGAGCGGACAGGATGAGTTGGTCGTCCTCGATGGCAATAACCGCAGGCGTGCCCGAGGCGGTTGAGGACAGAAGTTGACGGGGGGCGGTAAATAGGGCATTCCCGACCGCCCCGATATCGGAGGGCGTGGGGAAGGGGTGGACGTGGTCTAGGCGGGCGACGTTGGTGGCGGTGCCTGGGGCCGCAGCTGCGGCCAGGGCGGCCGGGTTGCTGGTGGTGAGGGCGGCTGTGCCGATGGCGCCGACGTCGGTCGCGGTGGGCATAGCGTGAACGTGGTCCTGACGGGCCGAGCGATTTACGGTGCCGGAAGTAGTGCTGCCAAGCGCTGCCGCGACCGTGCCGTAGGTCACCGCCAGGGTGGTGCCCGCAGTCTCTAGGCCCGTGCCGACATTCAGCCCGAACTCGGAGCCGACGTAGCGCAGCGGGGCAGCTGCGGTGAGGTCGCCAATGGCGCCCTGGGGGCCACGGACGAGCACGAAGTCAAGGACCGCGGACCCGGAGGTGCCCGAGTTGGTGACGGTGCCGGGACCGGGATAGTCAACGAAGCTGATGGTGCCGACGGTGACGGTGGCTGCCGTGCCCGTGGCGCCTTGCGGTCCCGTTGCCCCGGTTGGCCCTGTCGGTCCCGTGTCTCCTTGGATTCCCTGCGGCCCTTGCGGCCCGGTTGATCCCTGCGGGCCCTGGACGACAACGAAGTCGAGGACAGCTGCGCCTGAGGTGCCGGAGTTGGTGACGGTGGCCGTGCCGCCGAAAGCGATCGAGCCGACCGTGCCGACCGTGATGGTGGCTGCCGAGCCCTGCGGACCCTGAGGGCCGGTCGCCCCCTGCGGACCTGTCGGCCCGTCGCGGAGCACGAAGTTGAGGGTGCCGTTGGTGTTGGTGCCGACGTTGGTGACGGAGGCGGTGCCCGAGTTGGACACCGAAGATGTCGTGCCGATGGCCAGAGTGGCGGCCTCACCGGCGGGACCGCGAAGGCTGGCGTACTCCGGACCGAGCTCGCCAGCCGGAGCCAGGTCGGCGAGGTAGACGGTGCCACCCGACCCAGCCGTGCCAGGCAGCAGCAGCGCATAGGTTTGGCTGACGCCGTCCACGACCTCGGACACTGTGTAGTACCAGTTGGCGGGCTGGAGGTCGCCGTCGTCGGTGACCGGCAGGGTGACCTGGAAGTTGCCCGCCGTGCCTAGGGTCTTGGTGACGCCCGAGTTAGGGAGGGCCACGTTGGCGCCCGAGTTGGTGAGCCACCGGGACGGGGTGAAGGTGATCGTGCCCGTTGAGGGGTTGCCCTCGGGGGTGAGGAAGGTGCCGATGACAACCAGGGTCGTCACGTTACCGGGGAGCGGCATTAGGCCTCCAAGGCTTCGATGCGGGCGCGCAAGTCGGTGATGGTGGCGGCCTGGTCCTTCACGACCGCGAGCAGCGCCGCAAGGATCGGGCGATCTTCAATGGCAGACGGCAAACCATCGTCGTCCCAGTTAGCGGCCCAAGGAAACTTGATGGCGACGTCTTCGGCGATGAAGCCAAGGGAGCGGGCGTCAGCGTCAGCCGGGGAAAGACTGCGGAACTCAGTAGGGGTGATCGTGAGGACGTCATAGGGGTCGACGCTGGCCGGGTCGCTGCTGATCTTCTCTGCGGCAACGCCAGCCAGGTCACCGTCAATGGGCGCAAGGTCATCCTTGAGGCGTGCAGTTGAGGTAGACCGGAGCAGCTGGGCCGATGCACCGACGCGGACGTTGGCGGCGCTGGCGGTGGTGTTGTCCTCAATGCCGTAGGAGTAGACGTCGTCGTCTTGCACTCGAAAGGCGACGTTGCCCCCGCTTGCTCCGAAAGTGCTATTGCCGTTGGCGTCAAAAGCGCCGTTAGCAGTTAGCGCCCCGGTCACGGTGACAGCCGCAGCGCAGTTCATGGCTGGCGTAACCTCAACGCTGCTGCCGTTCAGCCCTACAGGCTTTCCGCTGGCTCCGGCCACCGTGACTCCGCCACTAAGATCGGTGACGATTCCGCCGGCGTAACCGCTGGAAGTGTATAGCGCAACGGAACTCAAAGCGCTAAACGCGCTGCCAATCTCAACGCGCGCACCGGAAGACGCAGTCCTAAATGACGCGCCTTCAATAGTGCCGCCGGTGACGAAACCGCCGCTGATCGTGCCACCCGACAGGAAGGCGGAGTTGATGCTCCAGCCGGTGATCGTCCCGGCGACGATGCTGTTGGCCGTGATTGCGTTGGCGGCAATATCGGGGGCGGTGATGAGGCCAGGGGTGGCGCTGGCTGCCGCGCCTGCGGCCGTGTAGTTGCCCGCTGCGTCCGCTCCACGCAGCCGGAAGTGGTAAGTAGTGCCGGCAGTGAGGCCAACCACAGCAAGACCACCGGGGCGAACGAGGCGGCCCTTCAATGTGCTGGCGTCTGGTGTGAAGCCAGTTCCCGCGGTCGACATATGGACTTCGACGTAGGACGTGTCCGATGGCCACAGCTCGCCGGCAGAGTTGAGCCCGTTCCAGATGACGTTGATGCCCTGCACGGCGCCGACCAAAGTGGGCGCCGATGGGGCGATGAATAGGCCGGGGGCTGGTGTGACTGGGGCTGGCTCCGTGCCGCCACCGGCACCTGGCGGCGACTGAGGCGGCACGATGGCGGTGGCGTCGCCACCTGACGACAAGCCGGCGCCTAGGACCGAAGTGGTCCGGGCGAGTCGCTGTTCCCAAAGTTGCGGCGGACGCCGCAGCTGTCCGCTCATGTTGTCGTGATCACCTCGAGCTCGGGCTGGAAGGACACGCCACCGCCCTCCTCTTCCAGGCTGATAGACAGCACGCGGGCTTTAGTCGGCAGCCCGGTGCCGGATGGGTCTGGGATGGCGACAACGTCACCGACAGCAAAGTCAACGTAGGGGACGGCGCCAGTAGTGACGACAACCTCGACGCCCTGGGCAATGACCTGGGTCTTTCCGGTGCGGGCGAGAACTTGGTTTGCCTGAGTCTTGGCAACGTCTTCAGAGGCCGTGTTGCCGTATTCAAGAAACGTTTCTCGCCAGCCGTTTGCTTCGCGCAGAGTTTCGTCGGCCGTGCGCAGCCAACCGTTCTTGGTGCGGACGAGGGCGACGGTTTTGAGGGGCCGCTCAACCGTGGTGGAGAAGCGGGCGAGGTTTTGCCCCGTGTCGAGCAGCACGGTTGCGGAGCGGTCGGTGCCGCGGGACTCCCATGCATCCAAGCGCAGGGTGGCTGGGTTCAGCCAGAAGTCGTGGCCCAGGTCGACCATGTCGTCAAGGACGGTGAGCAGGGTGGCGCCCACCTTGAGGGTGAGGTCTGCCTCGGTGGTCCACGACCCGCTGGTGGGCGCCGAGATATTGAAGCCGTAGGTCAGGCGGCTCATCCGGTACACGCCTCGAGCGGCGGCTTCTTCCGCGAGGGTTCGCAGGATCATGGCGGGTCGCCAGTAAGGCTCGCTGGACGACACCTGCCAGGAGGTGTTGGTGCGGACGACGACGTTGTCGGTCTCTTTGCCGTCTGAGTCGACCTCGATGCCGGTGAGAATGAAGCCGGCAGTGTTGTCCACCTTGAGGCGCAGGTCAACTTTGCCTTTGGAGGTGACGTTGACGATGGTGCTGTCGGAGTTGGTCGTGGCCAGCTTGAAGTCGTTGTCGGTCTTGGCCCGCACAAAATAGTGGTCGCCCTTGGTCAGGCCACCAGCACCAGTCTTGGCAGTGACGGTGACTTGGGTGCCGTTGGCTAGGCCGTGACCGGAGCAGGAGACCTTGTCGTCGGTGGCGACGTCAAGGTCATACCGCTGCCACGGCTTGTCGTTCTTCACGCGCGCGGCGAGGGTATGGGTGCCGATGCCCAGCCGGATGGTGAACCGCGCCATCTGCGTGAACGATGCGGCCTCCTGGTCAAAATCACTAGACGACATGATCTGCTGACCGTCGAGGAACACGTCCATGCTGTTGTCGCAGCTGGCGAAGAACTTGACCCGCGTCGGGGAGGTGAGTGTGAAGTCGCGGTAGAACCAGTTGACGGTGCCACGCTGGACGACGGTCTCAGGGTTGGTGCGCCAGATCCACTGCGCCGACGGGTCTTTCCAGCGCACCGGGAGGTTCTTGCGGGAGGTGGTGTCGTTCTTCCACTGGACGCCCAAGGCGGCCTGATAGTTGCCGGAGTTGCGCCAGTCCCCGGGACCGGAGGCCCAGTTGAACGGCCGGTCGGGGGCGAGGAAGTCCGCGAGCCCGCCCTGCGGGTAGAGGACCGCGTCGTCAAGCCAGGCTAGTAGGCCGCGGCCGGAGGCGGTGAGAGTCTGCTGGCCCCTCGTATTGGCGAGGTCCCTACCTCGGGTCTCGACGAACCAGGCGAACCTAACCTCGTCGCGGTAGATAACCCTGACGACCGCATCCTTCACCAGCAGGGAAGCGTCAGCTGAGAACAATGGCACGGTGACGGTGCCGTATCCGGGCTGGTTGAACTCATCCACGAACTCGCTGGAAAGCTGTTGCGACAGGGTGCCCTGGTAGGTCTGGTTGAGGGCGTCGTAGACGTCGAGGCGCAGGTGGGTCACAGCCAGGCCGCCTTATAGGCCATCGTGACTGTGCCGCCGCCGGTGACGACGAGGGTGTTGTTGCCGGGCTTGAGTGTTAGTCGGGAGAGGCCAGGGTAGGCGGTGTTGGTGACGCGCTGGGAGCCGGCGCCGATGGAATAGGTGAGGGTGATGTCCTGGGTGGGGGCATCCCCGTTGACCTTGACGACTGTGGTGCCGGCGAGGGCGGTGCCGGGGGTGTAGGCCGACTCGTACCAGAAGCCGTCAAGCAGTGCGATGTCAAAGGCCACACGGACAATCCGATTGGACAGCGCCTCGGACTGCTCAAGCCCGCCAAGGTAGCGGGCCGTCGCGGTGTGCGTCGGGGTGCCCGCAGCCAACGTGCGCGACATCGTGAATGTGTCACCGCCATTGAGCACCAGTGACCCGAGAGCCCTCAAGTTGGCCTGCATCCCCACACGCGATGGGCTGGCGATCATGCCGCCGAAGGTGACCACACGCGGACCCCACCAAGGAGTCGCGGCAATAGAGCCCGTGCGACCCGGCACCGAATAGTCGTCCTGCCGCAGCGGCGGCACACCAATATTGCCGTCGATCACTTGGAGGTGGGTCAGGTAGGTGGTGACGTCCACCGAGTTGATCTTGTATGACTCAGCCATTCACGCCTGCCAGGAAAGCCGCGCGACGAAGCGCGCGGGGAAGGGAAGTCTCGGCACGTTCACCTGGGGCGGCGGTCACGTTGATGCTTCCAATGGACACGCCACCGCCACCTGACCCGCCAACAGAAGGGGTCATGCCCGCAAGAGGGTTGACACCCTGGTTGAGGGCAGCGAACAGGCCGCGGCCGAACTTTGAGACCGCCGGCGCTTGGATCACAAACTCGCCTGAGGACAGCATGGCGGGCACGTCATCGGCGCGGCTACCGCCGTGGCCGCCGACGAAACCTCCGTAGGCCGAGCCATTTGTCGTCGAGGGCGGAAAACCACCAGGCGGCGGCGTGCCAATGTATTGAGTCTTGACGTCAATAGTGATGGGAATGTTCGTCGGCAGGCGTTCCATCTCCTGCTTCAGATTTCCGACCTCGGTCTTAGATTGCTTGAACTTAGCAATGGCATCATCAAATGGCTGCAACAAACGCTGCTTGGCTTCCTCCGACATATTGGTTTTGTCCAACTGCCGTTTGGCTTCAGCGGCCGCGTCTTCCAGGGTCTTGACCTTCTCAGCTGCCGTGGCTTGCCCCTCAGCTACCTTGAGCGCCGATTCGTAAATCCCGTCAAGGGCTTCCTGATTTGCGCGGCCCTTCTTAGTTCCCTCGTCGAACGACTTGCCATTTTGGCGCAGAGACCTGCTGAAATCGTCGACGGCCTGCTCATACCCGCGGACAGCGTCACGCTGATTGAGAAAACCAAAGAACTCGTTCATCTCGTCGTTGAGCTGGCTCATTGCGTCTTCGGCGTCTACAGCCGAACCCGCCATATCGTCAAGGCCATAGGCGGCTGCCTGCGTGGCAGAAGAAACAGGGCCGTGGAAGACGTCCTCAAACTCGTACCCAGACTTAGAGGCGGCGTCAACTGCCTCAGATCCAGCGTTGAAATACCCGAAGAAAGCAGCGACAGTCGGGCCGAGGAATGGGAATACAGCGACAGCGGAAAGCGCAGCCGCAGGGATCTGGTACTTGAGTACGTTTACGACGTCATCAATCAGAGGCGCAAAAATAGCAAATATCTTGACCAGCTCAGCCACAACAGCACCAAACTCGCGCATGCCCGGCTCAGCGGCCCTCAATGCGTCGCCGATGTCCTTGGTCTTGTCGCTACCTTCGGAGAAGGCGTCAATAAACCCTTCCCCAAAGGCCTCAAGCAGTTCTTCGGCGGCTCTTTGCAACCGTTCAATAGATCCGGCAAATGTCTGCGCATTCGCCTCGGCCTGCCCACCAAAGAGACGTGACAACTCGCCAGTAATGAGCGCAAGATCCTTTGTGGCCAGGATAGATGGATTCAGGGCGCCATTTGTGAGCCGGTTGATCTGCGTGAATTGGCCATTAGCCGCTTTGCCAAGGGCACCGGCCACCGACGTCAAGTCTTTGCCCGTCGCCACCGAGATATCGAGAGCCAGACTCAAAAGCTCTTGGGCCTCAGTGGCGTTGCCAGTTGCCGTCACCAACGTTTGCATTGCCGGCCTGAGTTCGTCATCGGCGACGCCGCTGGCCCGTTGCAAGTTGTCGATAAAGGTTTCGACCTCGGTAAGTCGGAAACCCTGGCCCACGTTCTCAAGCGCCGTGGAGAGGCGAGCGACAGCCTGCTCTTCCTCAGCCGCAGCCCTGACCGCATCCACGCCGAGCTTGATAGCAAACGCCGCCAAGGCAGCGCCGGCTGCGGCCACCGCCGCGCCCATCGCCATGAAGTTTGGAGTGAGCTGGCTCTTCAACCCAGCAGACATCTTGCCCATCGGGCCCAGTGCGGCCTGCTGCTTGCGCTTCAAGCTGTCAATGTCGCGCTGCGCTCGAGCAAGATCTTTGCCGTTGTAGTCAGCGCCAACGACAATCTGAATGCCCTTACCTGACCCGCCAATAGCCATTAGGGCATCCTCCGATTGACTTCCTCAACGGCTTTGTCGCACGCCCGTTTCAAGTCAGCCATGACCTCGGGGTACTTGTTGGCGATGGCGCCTCGAGCTACTCGGCCTTCCTTCTTGCCAGATTTCACAATTGGTGACCAACGCTGCTGAGCCATCTCCACAAGCCTTTGACCTGCCGTAGTCTTAACCTTCTGACCGCGGCCAAGAGACTCGGCAAAACTGGCAATGGCTGGTGGGCTTGAATTTGTGCTGACTGTGACTGTTGTCCCGCGCCGCTTGTAGGAAGTCTGGACTGGTGCCCACGCGGGCCACCCAGCACCGCCTCGACTACCGCGAGCGCCGGAGGTTGCTACCCAGCCCGAAACGGGCGGCCCTTGCGGCGCCAGGCTCTGCGCTTCCGCTACGAGGTCGCGGCCAATGTCTGAGAGCTCGCGGCCAACTAGGCGCGCTACTGACGGGTCCAACGTGCGCAACGCCTTCAACGCCTGGTCGGCGCCTTTGATGCGTATCGTTACCTCCATCAGTCATCCCTTCTTTGCAAGTTGAAGGTTTCGCCATTGCAGGAATCGGACCATCGTGAAGAGCATCCGGTCGGACTCGGCAAGTAGCGCCGAAGGAGCAATGCCGGTTTCGCAGGACAGGTAGGCAATCAGCCAGTGGGCTGACTCGTCTCCAAAGGGACAATGCCGCTATCTGCAATCTCGACGTTTTCAACCGTTGGCAGCCATTGATCAAAATCGTCGCTGGCACGGTTGGTGCGCTTGAGCCCATGCCACGCCAACCAGCACATATCGGCTAGGCGGAAGTCCTTGGACAGGGTGGCGATGGACCGGTCAAAGTGACGCTCAAAGGCGACCTGATCGGCGACCGACGCGGTTGAGATGTCGGTCGCCGACCCGTCGGCGTAGGTGACTTTGAAGTTGATTTGCACAGGGTTGCCTTTCGTTTAGAAGGTGCCAGTGGTGGAGCGGGTGATTTCGCCGGTGGCGGGCCAGGTGACGTCAAATGTCACGAGGTCGCCGACCTGGCCGTTCACGGGCGTCTGCTGGGAGCAGAGGACCGGAATCGTGTAAAGAGGGGCGGTGGACGTCGCGGTGCCCTGGGTGGTGCTCGTGCCCGCGAGGATGATCACGTTGGTGGTGCCACCGAAGACGCTGGCGAGGGTGGCGTTGACGCTTGAGGCGTCGTAGTCCTGGTGCAGGCTGATGGTGACGGAGGCGTCCTTGAGGCCGGCGATGCGGCTGCGAGCTGCCTGCCCGAAGGCGGTGGTCTCGATCTCGTCGACGGTCTCGGTGACCTCAACGCTTGCGATGTTGGTGGTGAGCTCGGTGCTGCCGACCTTCACCCTGATGTTGCGCCCGATGAATTTTGCCATTGTGGTTACTCCTTAGCCGGCGGCAATGACGGTGACCGAGAACTCGGCCGTGTGGTAAGTGACGTCCCCAATGGCGAGCGAGCCTTGGTTGGTCATTTCTGTGACTCGACAGTCCAAGGCTTTGCCCCCGAGGGTGCGGTCGCCTTCAACTGCCGCCTTCACCGACGCGCTACCACTAGAGGCGCAGTAGGCGTCGAGGTTGGTCTGGGATGCCCGGTCGGCTACGCGGCCGACGATGAGCATGATGGTGAACTGGTACTCGTCCGACCCACGCCCGAAGGCGGTGTCGTACTGGATGCGGCCCGGCATCACAACCGCGACCGGGGGCTGCGGGTTATCGGGGATGTATGCCGAGGAACGCAGGCCGCTGATGGTGGCGAGCCTGGTGGCGAGCCCGGTGCGTAGGTCGGTGAGGGCAGTCATGCGACACCGTTGACGCGGCGGTAGCCCTCAACGAGCTGCACGACGTCAGGGTCGAGGCCGCGGCTGACGCGCATGATGCCCATGTCGCCGAAGCCGGCCACGCCTAGGGGACTCTGCAAGCGGCTGAAGATTCTGGACGACTGGAGGATGGTGGCTTGGGTAACCGTGACCGGGATATTGGGCCAGCCAAAGACGGCCCGAACCTTGATGGAGTTTTCGGCGCCCGTGGGGAACGTGTAGTCGCCGATGGCTCGGATGCGGGTGAACGGCCAGACGACGCCCCCGAGGTAGTCGTTGATGGGCTCAGGCTGTGCGTCGCCTTGACCCCCAGCCGTGCCGATAGTCCAGGTCGTGTCATAAACACCATCGAGGCCGGTGGAGGTCTGCACCTCAACGATGGAGCGGGCGTCGTCGATCTGCACGACGTAGGGGTCTTCGGTGTTGAAGTAGCGGGTTGCCGTGCCAGCCAAAATGAAGTTGCGGCCGCAGTAGGCGTCGATGAGCCGAGACGCGGACTCAACGGCCATTTCAAGGAGGGCGTCGTCGGTGGCGTCGCCGGAGGCGATGCGCAGCGCGCTCTTGATCTGCGCCAGGGTTGCGTAGCCGTTGCTAATCGCCACGGTCAGCCTCCGATTTCGTAATGCTTCCGCATCCAGTCGACGGTCAGGGGGAGGCCTTGAGCGAGCCTCGTGCGCGGGTTGTGGTGCAGCAGAGCCTTGGCCTTGGAGATGTCAGGCTTCTTGCTGGTGACGTTGTGCTTGTCCAGCGGGAGTCGGTTGACGAGGGACGGGTGGGCGCCGGTGACCTCGAGCAGCATGTTCGCCATGTCCTCAACGCTGACGTACTCGTCACCGCCTACGTTCACGGTTTCGCCTGGGGCAAAGTTGGCCGCGGCGTTGGCAAGCGTGGGGATGAAGTCGCCGGCGTACATGAAGACCCGGTGATAGTTCTCAAACACCGTGATCGGCTTACCCGTCAGTAGCCGGTAGGCAAAGAGGCAGACGACTGAGCGGTAGTCGTGATACCGCTCGCCGGGGCCGTAGGCGTTGAAGAACCGCAACGTCATGGTCTTCGTGCCGTAGCGGTCCGCGAAGTTGCGAATCTGCTCCTCATTGACTCGCTTGCTGATGGCGTAGTCGTTGGTGAGGCGCGGTTGCGGGTTGTCAAGGAGGTACCGTTCGTCGATTGCTTCGGCGTCGGCCTCGCCATAAACCTCGGAGGAGGAGGCGAAGACGTGGCGGAAGCCGCGCTCACGCTGGAGCTCAAGCACGTTGCGGGTGCCGATGGCGTTTGTGCGCCACACCTGCTCGTAATGCTCCTCACCGTTGATGCGCCCGAACTCCGCGGCCAGGTGGTAGACGAGGTCGAAGTCGCCGACGCGGTCGAAGGCGGCGCGCAGCTGCCGGTAGTCGGCGACGTCGGCGCGAATGGTCTGGGGCTGGCCGGTGTGCTGGAGCTCGATGCCCCAGACGTCGTGGCCGCGTTCCCGCAGCTCGGCGACCAGGGGGGCGCCCAACGTGCCAGCTGAGCCGGTGACAACGATCTTCATGCTGTTTCCTCCACAATTCGCCAGAACCGCTCGGGTTGCTGGGCGAGGACTGCCGCAGGGTCGCCGGGCTCTAGCCGCCCGACGAGGGAGTTCGTGACGATCTCGCAGCCGGCGAGGGTGGCCTCGATGACGACGAGCGGGCAGGCGTCCCGCTCCTTGGGGAGGTGGACGAAGTATTGGGCCCGGGCCATGTGCTCGAGCACGACCTCGTGCGAGGCGTTCTCCAGCTCGACGAGCTCGATGCCCTGGCGCTGCGCCCAAATTCGGGCGTTCAGTTTCCCTTTGGCCGGGTGCTTCCTGCCCGCAAAGAGCGCGAAGGCCTCTTTGTCGGCTGGGGCGACGCAGTCCGGCGGAACGGGGGAGTGGATGAAGGCGTCTGCTCGGCCGGTCCATTCGGCTTCCCAGCCCATGTGCGCGCGGCTCATGGTCAAGAACCGCGAGGCCTGGCGGAATAGGTCGGCCTTCGCTGGTGTGCGGTGCTGGGCGTGCTGCACCCAGACAATGGGCCTGAGAGCCGCTAGGAAATTCATAGAGGCTTCGGAGAGTTTGTCGGTGCCTCCGACTACTACCCGGTCCCAGGATTTGTCTGCGGCGCTCTCAGCGGCTTCGGGTTCGATGTAAGTCACCTCGACGCCATCCGGTGCCGCTGTGACCATGTAGTCGGTATTCCGCTCGGCTCCGCCCGCGTACTTACCGGGCAGTAATGCCTCGTGCCTTTGCTCGACCCTGGGAATGTGGTGCGTGACCCAGGCGACCCTCATGGCGCGAGGAGGATGTCGAGCGCCGGCCGCCAGTATTTGTCGAAGACGACGTCAGCGTCGTAATTGGCGGCGAAGTCGATGGCCTGCTGCGAGCGGCCCCGGCCTCGGGCGTAGGCGGCCTCGAGGTTGTCGACAATGCTCGGGACCAGCGGGGTAAAGAACCAGCAGCCCTGTGCGGCATCCCAGGCGGGCTGGACGTCGCAGAGCCAGCCGTCGCCGACGAGCTCAGGCTGCGCTGTCGCATTACTTACCACCACGGGTACTCCGCAGGCCTGGGACTCAAGGCTGGGTATCCCGAATCCCTCGCCGCGAGACGGCTGCAACAGCACATCCATGCCGGTGTAGATCGCCGCCAGGGCTTCCTTCGGAATGCCCATGCGGTACGAGTACGAATCAGCAAAAGCGACCCGATCCATCGGGACACCCGTAGCCGCCAAGAGCGCCCGCAGATCCAGGCCCGACATCGCCGGGCTCGGCTCGGTGTGCAAGTACAGCCACACGTCGTCGTGCTTCTGCATGAACATGCCAGCCGCGAGGAATGACTCCGCGAACGACTTGCGATCCGGTCCCTTGTTAGCCGAAACCATCCCGATGACGAACTTGTCGTCTCCCGGAATGCCCATCCACTGGCGTGCCGGCACCTGGCCGTCGCTGCCCTGCATGAGCTGCGTCGGCTTGAAGACCGTGGTGTCGATGGCGTGCGGAACGTACAGCGCCTCGATGTCGTGGCGCTCGATGGCGTCCAGCCCGAACTGCGACATGGCGATCGGGGTGACGTTTGGGCGGGAGAGCCACTGGATCACGGGCGCCGGGGCGGGGAAGTGGTCGATGGGCACCCAGGAGGCGACACGCTCGAGGACATCCCAGCCGCCGCCCTTGAAAACCCAGCAGTCAAACAGAGTAATGACGACGGCCTGCTGCCCAGTCGGCCGACCGAAGTCCATCGCATAGGCGGGGATGACGTCGTTGGAGTAGACGTCAAGGCCGCGGGGGTAGACCGGCAGGCCTTCCCACTCCATCGTTGAGCCCTCAAGCCCGTAGTTGGAGGCGATGGCTACTTCGTGGCCGGCGGCTTTGATTCGCCGGGTGGCTTGCTGGGTTTGCTCGCCGTAGCCCGTGGCCGTCCAGGGCGCGTTGCTGGCCCAGAGGATTCTTCGTGCAGCAGTCCCAGCCGGAGCAGTTGCTCCCTCTCGGGCGGCGGCACGTCTAGCGGGATTCCCGCTGCGTGAATTGTTGCGAGTGTTTGAGGCTTTCGTGGCATGGGCCACCTGTTTCTCCTTGTGTGCGCAGGGGGTGTGGATGGCCCCGCCCCCCTGCGCAAAGGCGGGGCCATCCACGTCTAGGTGCCTAGTGACTAGGCGGTGCCACCTGTAAATCTCTTGATGTGGCTGGTCTGAGGAAGGGCTCCATCGACTCGGATGGCAAATCTCAGAGTGACCTGACCACTGGCAAAGGCAAAGTCATCCGAGCGGGCGACGTCGATGCCGCCAACAGTCCTGACATAGAAGCTAGGCAGATGCCCGGCCAAGACTGAACGAGCGCCGGAACCGACAGACGCCATCGCGGGGTTCTCCACGATCGGGTACCCCAGCACGGTGTCGTTTGCCGACGCGACCAGGCTGGGCGCGAAGACGTAGTCTCCAGACGACGTCTTGAGCTTGCGCATGGCGCCGATGCTGGAGCCGTTCGCCATGACCCCGAAACCGGGGAGGCGACGAGCAGCGCCGTCCAGGGAGTAAACGAGGTCGATGAGGTTGTCGGCCGTGAAGCCGCCCGTGCCCATCGTCGACGTGGCGGTGCCACCGGTCACGCCAGCCGCAGCAGCGACGGCGATACCGGTCGGCTCAACCGTGCCCGTGCCCAGCGTGAGCTTGTCGTTGACCGCGTAGCCAATGGCGTTGCCGGCCTGCTGGCCGAGGAAGCCGATGACGTCGATGTTGCTGTCGGCGAGGAACTCCTGCGAGACCTGCACGATGAAGGCGTACTTGTAGGCCTTGAGCGTGGTCTTGCCGAAGGTCGGGTCCGACTCGTCGATCGTCGCGGCCTCAGCCTCAAAGCCGGCCGTTGACCAGGACGCGAGCGACGGGAGGACGAGGTCCTCGCCGGAGCCCGTGTTGAGGACGGTGACGACGCTCGGGTCAAGCATCGGGCCGACGAGGCGGGCCTGGTCGATGACGACGTCGGAGAACGACGTGGGCACGGGGGCGTTGCTGCTCGTCTTGGCGATGTCGCGCTTCTCGAACTGGAACGAGTGCGCACGACGCTCACCAGCGAGCAGCGAGCGCAGGATGTCGGCGTCGGACTCGGCCGCAGCGGTGCGGGCCTCAACCGGGCGAGCGACATCTGCGACGCCACGCATGGCCTCAGCGATCTCAGCCTCACGCTTCTCAGCGGTGATGAGGGTGTCGATCATGGTGCGCTTCTCGTCAAGCTCCGCGAACGTGCGGTCGACGAACTCGCGCTCCTCAGCGGACAGGTCGCGGCTCTCAGCGGCGGCCTCGTCCATCTTCGCCTTCGCTGCGTGGTAGGCGGACTGGCGATCCTCCACGAGCTTCTTCAGGTACTCGGACAACTTAGTTCACCCCTTTCTGGGGTCTCGGTTTGTTGGATTGCGCAGGTGTTTCTTGCAATCCCGCCGAGGCT